GATTACCTTTTAAAATAGCGTTTTTCATTTCTAAAGAATAATGGTCAAAGTCCATTGTTTCCAACGACTTTGACCATTCATCAAATGTTTGTGTGCTCATATTTTGTATACTCGTTGTACAATTTTTCTATAATCAATTGGTTATCAAAATTATCCACATGAACATCATTTACCATCGCACACAATTGCCATAATTCATATTTGTTTATACCATATTTCCTATAATCATGATACCATGTAGTATTAGGAAACATCCAACCGTCATCTTCTCCAATACCAAATATGTAAATATCATGATGAATTCTATCTACAAATAAAACAACACCACCAAATGACTGACAATTACTACTATATGTAAAATGATAAAATCTTATAGAGTCTTCATCATAATAACATTTATTATAATTACCAAATGTATCCATTAGAGTTCCCATATATCCTGGTTCATAATCATATTCATACTTAATCTCTGTAAGATCATTATACCAACGTGTATTGCGATTTCTTCCAGGCATAAGACCCAATTTTATGAGGTTATCTTCAATTTCTTTATTATAAGGCCAATACATCCATAAATGATTACAACCATATTCCATAAGTTCATAAAACTTATAAATATCATCTTCAATAGTCTCAAAAAACGGACCATATTTAGAAATATCTATAATATCATGATCTGTTTTATAATGTTTTGAATACTCTTCAGAATCCCATAATTTCTGCATTTCATTGCTAAATGGAATCTTATTAAAAATAGTATTTAACCATTCTGAACCTTTATTATATTCTGCAGTCATTTGGTATCTCCTTTCTTAATTAATATTGGTTTATATTCGTCTTGATAATATTCAGGACATGCCCAAATATTAAAATGTTTATCATGTGGTTTTAAAGTTATAATTTTACGTTTTCTGTTTTTTATAGGATATGTACAAATATCTATAATAGATATTGTATCATCCTCGAATATTTTTTCACCAGTATTAATATCTACTAAACCTGTCCATGTAATTTCAGGTCTTTCCGATACCCATTGATTCGTTTTTTTATCAAGCCATGTTCGCATAATTTCTGTTTTTATTATTTTAACATTTAAATTATACAAGCTATATTTTTAAAAATATAGCAGGCCGCCAGTTTCATTTATAGTTTGAAACAAACTTTATTTTTATCGTATATCACCTGTCAAAATTGCCCAAATGAATTGTAATACCATACCAATAATACTAAATAGTACTGGAATTACTGCACATGCAAATGCAAACAACAAGATAATACCGAAAAATCCTAAAAGAAATGTAATCATAATTTTTATATATTTAATTGTTAATACTTTATTTGTTATTTTTTACAATACAAAGATACACTATATTTCCTAAATAAAAAAATAAAGTATTAACAATTTAAAAAATATTTTTAATCATTAAGATATGCATGGAATGAACCATCATCTGAATTACCACTAAGTTTTGCAAGTACATGCCAATACTCAAGGTATCTCTTTGCCTTCTCCATATCCTGAACTTCCTTATCCTTATGGTCAGATCTCCAAATATATTTAAATGCATTCAATTTACAGAAATCCATTGTGGCAGTTTTACCAAAAGTCTAAAGCATTGCTTCAATACATTGCAAACCGCCGTTTCCTGCACCATAATGATTTGGATGTTCAACCACATTTAAATTATCTGTATTAAAAATAGGATTTGCTTCTTTCTTATGAGAAATCTACGCTTGCTCCTTAAATACAATCTTATTAGGTTTGAGTGGCTAAAGCTTATTTTCTTTAATAGGAACATTAAAAGATTTATCTACAGGCTCACCACAAGGCTCATCTTCTTCAATATCTGTATTTACTTTATCAGACTAAGTTGTTACAAAGATAATATCCTTATCTTCTCTCGTACGAGTACCTTCATCATATACAGGCATATCTGTACGTGTTTCATTATAAGTATAACTCATATTTAATTTCAATTAGATTTTCATTTAAATATTATACGAAAAATTACTATTATTGTTTAATAGATCTTAATGAAATTAAAGTAGCACTAGATAAATCTATCTCTTTTTTATGCTTTGCACTAAAATTTAATATACGAGAAGTTTCTGAGAATATATCACTATTATTCTCAGAAACTTGTTTAATATTATCTTCTATAGGTTCTATTAAAAGCATTAACTATTGTATATCATCATCAGATGTTACATTATTATTAACTGTTAAATCATGATTAATAATATCTGTATCAATACTTACGTCAATACAATTAATAGATACATCTTCAAAATTCTATATTATCTCACATTGAGTATTCTATGCTGATGTATTCTAAATATCATCATATGTATCATCTGTATTATCTGTATTATCTACAATATCAGGAATCTTATTAATTCCTGTAAACTTTACCATCATACACATAATAATAAAAAATCCTACACCGATTGCAATAACTGGTTCTACCATAATTTCTAACTTATTTTAATGTTAATAATTCTCGTTTTTACTTAATCTTAAAATTTGCAATACTCACATCATCTGCTTCCTTAGATAATTCTTCAGAAGAAATATTAATTGTATGCGAGTTCTCTTGTTCCTTTATAACATCAGCACTAAATGCTTCATTTCCTTGCTGTTCCAACTTCTGTAGTTTATCTTCATAATCACGTCTCATACGACCGGAAATTACAATAAGCATGATAAACAACAATACAAATAGTACCAATAACGTTGAAGTAATAATTGTACTCATTTATTATATGTTTTTATTTTATTTACCAGACTTTTGCTCGTTTGTCTATATCCAAATACAATTTATTTGTCTTTTTTACATTATAATAATCTATCCATGGTGTAAACATAGGTAATGTTCCATTTACACGTAATCGATTAATAGTATGTTCATTATTTGCTACTAAATTTCTAATAGCTTCATCTGTTGTAATTTCAGACCAATTATTTGCATATGCTAAAAAGAATTTATGTTCCCAAATTTTTGTTGTACATATTCCATGTTTCATATTATTTTTACATGCATAATATGCAATCTTCAATCCTCCATAATCTGCTATATTTTCACCTAATGTTAATGATCCATCACATTTTAATCCTGGTAACGCATCAAGATTATTAAATCGTTCTTTTGTTATATTAGTTAATTCATTAAATTTATTAGAATCACTTTCAGTCCACCAGTCATTCAAAATACCATGCTTATCATAATGTCGTCCATGATTATCAAAAGCATGTGTCATTTCATGGGCTATAATTGTACCTATTGCTCCATAATTATATTCAGGTTCTCTATTAGGATCATAAAAAGGATATTGAAGAATACCAGCAGGGAAACAAATCTCATTTTGAATACAATCATAATATGCATTAATAGTCTGAGGATCCATATACCATTCATTATAATCAATTTCCTTATTATAATGTTTTTCCATATCTTTCTTCCTGAAATATTCCCGAATATTTAATGAATTTTCAAAATATGTTAAATTAATATCAATAGGAATATCAGAAAAATCTTCAAATTTATCAGGATAACCTATTTTAAGTTTCATTGCATGTAATTTATCTAATGCTTTTTCTTTTGTTTCATTACTCATCCATGTTTGACTATTTATAATAGTTTCAAATGATGCCTTTAAATTTTCAATGATATTAATAACATCATTCTTTGAATCTTCATTAAAATACTTTTTAACATAAATTTGTCCGATGACTTCTGAAAAAACACTATTAATCTTATTAATTGCTCTTTTTTCTTTAGGATACTGTACTTTTGCACCTGTAAATACTTGACTATACTTAAACAATAAATCATATATTTTATCATCAAGTTTTGTTGCAGCAATATTAATTACCTGCCATTCATAAAAAGTCTTTAAATAAGAAGTATCTAATGTTAAGAGAAGTTTACATGCACACTTTAAAAATTCAATATTACTTACAATAACTTCATTTGTCTCCGTATAACCTAATGTATCTAAATATAATCGCCAATCAAAACATGTTTTTTCTGACAATTCTTTAACAGATATTCTATTATAATTAAGTATAGGATCTTGAAGTTCTTCTACTGAATACGAATCGGGTGCCAATAAATTTTCTATTGATAATATCTTATTATTTTCCATTAACGCAATATTATTATCATTATACAGATATTCATATAAATCAATAATATATTGTGAATATGCATTCATATATTTTTGATTTTCTTCAGTATCTTTCAAATAGTAATCCTTATTTCCTAAACCTAATCCACCCTGATATATAGCAACTTCATATTTACCTGATCCTTTACTATCTGGTTGTAACCCTGTATCAAAAAACATTTCAATATTATTTCGTGCAGATTCAAGAATTACATCCATATTTGTTTTAAGATTATTCACATGTTCATCGATATAAGAAATCAATGGTTTCTTTCCATCTTTATTTCTTTTATCATAATTCATAATAATATTATAACAATTATTAATCTTATGATTAATTACAGATGAATCAGTTTTTGATGATGTAATAATATCTCTAATCCTATCTATATTATCTTCTTCTATTTTTGTAAATACATTCCATGTTGGATATTCATCAGGCTGTGGATTATTCTTTATCCAATTCCCCGTTGCATAATTATAAAAGTCATCACATGGATTTATTTTCTCATTAATATTGTCTAAGATATTCATTATTTAAAGTTTAATTAAAATTCTGTTACAAATATTATATACGATAATAAATTAAAAGTTTTATTAAATAAGAAAAGGATATTAACACACAGTTAATATCCTTCATTATCTTTAATAGGTACAGTAAATATTAAATAACCATCATTTCTATACTTCCCACAAAATGGACATTTCATGGAAAGAAAAAAATATGGTTTATTACAATACTGACATATAACACTATTTTCATTAGTGAGTTCTTCTCCCATTTTATTACTTATTTTTTTCAACTTCCGTATTAATATCATTTAGTGATACAAGACCAACCCATTTCTTAAGTTCCTCACCATTATCACCTTCCAAAATAATAACAGGAACATTTCTTACATTATACTTATCTATTACTGCAAGTGTTTCCTCGTCTTCATTATCAACATCATATTTAACATAGTCACATGCATTGAAATTTTCCAATCTCTTATCCATTACACCGCATGGACCACACCATTCAGCACCAATCTTAATTAATCTCATATATCTTTATATTAAATAATTTATTTTTTATTACCATGAATCAATATCAGTAATATCTTTAGAATCATTATTTTCTGTACATACTATAGTTATACATGGTCCGATACCTGTACCAACTTCAATAAACGAAAATGGTAATTTCTCTCTCTTTCCATCGGACCAACATTCTTTATCATAATTAGTATAATCATATGATTCATGACATACATTACATACATAAGTATTAGTAAACCCGCAAGTATATAATTCAATTAATCTATATGAATCTCCACCTTTACATACTTCTTTATGCTTTTCATAAAAATCATATAATCTCTTATGTTCAATATCATCCAAATCTGGATAACCATCATATTTATAAAGTAACTTAGTTGCTTTTCTTGCTATATTATATCCAACTATATCTTTATGTGCATTAATAAATGATATAGCATCTATTATTTCGTTCTCTGTCATTTTATTAAAATATCTTAATTATTAATTATTATAATAAAAAAGATGAAATTTGTTTAGCTTAAATTTCATCTTTAAATATTTTTATTATAAAAAATTACCAAAGTGCAGCAGTATAACATAAATTAGATGTTAATGTCGTATAACCGATAATTTTAATAATACGATTACACGGTTCAAGAATCATTTTCTCAAACTGCTTATCATAATCAATCTCTGGAGCATACTCTATAGGATAAGCTCCCGGTAAAAATGCAAAACAATCATATGTTCTATCTTTTGCATAATACCACTTTACTTTATCTGCCGTTTTAATAGGATTATACTTTACTTTATATTTCTTATTCTTTGGTTGATTTAAAATAAAATTAGCAATTCCTGATGCTTTAACCTGAATAGGACAATGTTCACCAAACACTAACTTATTCTTATCATCCAATACAAATTTCTGATAATTTCCTATTGAACTTCCCTTTGAAATATCAGCTGGGTCTTTAAATAAGAATTGCTGTTTATAACCCTTAATACGAGATATAATTTCTTCATAAGGTGGACGTTCTTTATGCTTCTGATACCACTGCAACATATAACGTGTAAAATCTTTCTGACATTCACGTGCAAATGGTGGTGTAGATCCCTGAACAATTTCCAAACCCTTATAAACAACTTCCTCCATTGGTTCCAAGAAAATATTTGGTTCCTTAAAACATTCTGCCATTGCATAATGTTTCTTTGATGTTAAAATTGTTGTATCCGCAATTTTCTCCAACTCCAAATTCTGAATATTTACATCACAATTATATTTCTTCGCATACTCTTCATACTTCTGCTGCATATATGGTCCGCAACCATAATTCCAAAGATTAACAACAAACTGCGCACATTCAGACTCGGGAATATCTAATTGTTGACAAATTCTTCCAAACTCTACGTATATTGAATTGTGAGCAAGAATATCATTTGCAAAGAATGTATGAGTATCATCTACTTCAATATCATATACATACTCATCATTGAAATCTTCTAATTGTTCTATTACATCAATATCTTCTATTTGTATATCGTAATTCATCTTTTCTTTTGTTAATTATATATTTTATATAATATATTATAATATTAGTTTATTATTTTCTTCATTGAAATACTTTTCAGAATAATACTAATCAAACTTTTTAATTCTTTCAAACTATTCATCAATAATATCTATACCTAAATATTTTGCATATATAATTTGATTATCATTTATCTCCGATCTGTCATTCATTGTTATACAATTCAAATCATTATTCAATGCATAATAAATATCCTTATATGTAGAATTAATTGTTTTTAAAAAAGATTTAAGTAATGTATTATGTTTCTTAAAATTATTATTTCTGATAATCTTTATTTCTGAACGATAATATATCATATTTCTGTTATATTATTTAATTGATCTTTATTGTTAATCATCTATATAAGTGATTTTATTGTTCCTTTCTTATCATTCTTATATGTAGATTCCCAAACTATAATTACCTTACAATTTAATGTTTGTTGAATATCTTCAATCCGTTCTCTATCATGAGTCCATCTATTTTTTGCTAATACTGCTTTTTCATGATGTTTAAATTGAATAAAATCTTCTGAATATATTTTTGGATTTAAATGATAGAAATCTCCATAAAATTCAATAACAATATTTAATGTTTTATCATAATAATCAACATGATATAAACACAATTTATTCGTATGTATACTATATTCATTTTCATCATAATATACTATATTTGTATTATATGATTTAATTAACTTATCAAACATTTCAAGCGATATTGCAGATGGACCAAATAATTTATTTGAAGAATTCCTTTTTTTAACAAATTCATTATATTTTTCTGTTCCATCATCATCTCCATATTTTTCAATAAAATATTCTAATGTACACGTATATCTCTATCTTTCTACATATTGATTCCAATGAAATAATCCATCTTGAACACCGTATCGTTTAATCATATTATCTAATGTAACTGCGCGAGATTTATTATATTCATCATATTCTTCATATGTCATACCATGTTTCTCTTGCTTATATTCAAATTTGTTAGAATCTGCTTGTTTCTTACAATAAGAATTCCATCTTTCAGCACCTTCTGTAATACCATATTTCTTAATCATTTTTTCTTTTGTAACAGACTATCTAGCATCACATACAGGCTTAAAATCTTCATCAGGAACACCAAATCCGTATTGAGTATATTTTGCTGCTTTATGTGCGAACTTAAATCTTACATCTTTAAAATTTGGAAATTTCTCACATACACAATCATAACATCTACATAAATGATATTCATTACCATTATAATTTCTCGTACTTAAAAATGATAATTTATTATCATCTGTAACTAATTTTTTTGTAGCTTGATTTATATGAAATACTGCATCATCATATGCAAGAAATTTACCACATTCTTTACAATAACATATTGATGGATCTATATTATTATCTTTACAATATTGAACTATTTCCTATTCACTTAAATACTTTGCTTTTGCTGGCATATTATTAACATAACTTATTTTTATTATTTATCTCCAGCTTTATTAAAATTATCTCCAGCTATAGTAATAATTTTATCTGTTTTTTTAATTTCACGCGCAGCTACTGAAACTAACTCATTATTTCGTATAACCATTATACTATGATCCCCAGTAACTATAAGTTCTTTACCTGATTTAGTTTTTAATCTAAATTTATCTTTAGAAACTTTATGTCTCATTATATAATTAATCGGTCGTGTAATAGTTTTATAATCATGATCTTTATATGTCAATGTATTATGATTATGTACTGGAACAACTTCTGAGCCATTTTGTAATTTTATAACTACATCATTATTTTCATATTTTGCTTTTACAAAAAAATCTTCCATAGTAGTTATGTCATTATCAACACGGAATTGCGTTGAACCAAGCTAACTATCAGTATCCCCCGCTACAGTGAGTGATTGATTCCCATCAAGATATGAAAACTCGGGTCCATCTAACGTACCTGTTTCCGTTGTTTTACCCTTGGCAATACTTACTTTTTTTGCTTTTTCTGAATCAATACCCAATTTCTTATGCAATTCCGTATCATTCTGGAATATTCCACTAAAATATGCATTAACAGAATTCTCTGAATAATGATTCAAATCCTGCCCCTGAAGTGTAATAGATTCTGCAACAGCTGTGTTATGCGCAATGAAGAAGCGGCTTGCGGTAGCTCCATATACCGAGTTGATAAATTTTTTTAACGCTAATTGTTTAGTTTCGTAAAAATCACCTAAATTTTTTAATCTTTCAACTTCTTCTTCAAGTTCTTCAACTGTACAATTATTTGGATCTATCTGACAAAATTTATATTTCTTTTCTTCCATGTCTTTCAATTAAATTCTAATTCAAATTTTAAATTATATAGTAAAATATGTTATTTGTTTATAAAACATTATTAGCATTATTTAATATAAAATATATGGAAGTGACAGATCAGATTATAATAGATAACTTAACAGTATATAGACATGATAAAATTCAATTAAATACATGTAGAATAAAAGAATCATGGTTAAAAGATCATGGTTTATATGATTATTTAATGAATAGATTTAAATCTGTAAAAAATATTCAAGAAATTATATATAGAATATATTATAAATTACCAGACAATTATATTCCTAAATGTAAAACATGTGGTAAAGAGATTCCTTTATTATTCAGAGGATTCTTATATGGTTATAATCAATATTGTTCATATAAATGTTCATTAAATGATCCAAATAAAATACATAAATTAACTAATGTTACACAAAAAGAAAATATTGATGACGATTATGTATTAAATTTAATGATTAAAGATGGCAGATTAGTTTCTGAATATTGTAAAAATAAAAAGTTAAAACAATTTGGTATATATGATTACATGATGAATAGATATGATGATTTATAGAGGAATAAATCAGTTATACAGGAGATTTTATATAGAATGAAATATCATATAGATAAAAGTCCTGTATGCCCTACATGTGGAAAGTATGTTAAGTTTTATAGATTCAGTGAAGGATTTAGACATTATTGTTCTAATGAATGTGCGAATAAGAATGAAAATAATATTAATGATAAAATTATAACACGAAGAAATACAATTGAAGAACGTTGGAAAGAAAGAGGTTATAATTTAAAATATAAAAATAGAGATGAATTCCTTATTTATGATGAATGTAAAATTCATAATCCATTTACTATAAGAGATTATATATTTTTTAATAGAGTATATAAAGATAGAGTTATGTGTCCTATATGTAACCCTATTAGAAATCCGGAAACATCTATAGAATATAAAATAAGGTTATTATTGGAGAAACATAATATAAAGTTTGAACAACATGTTAGATATATTATATCACCGAGAGAATTAGATTTTTATTTACCAGATTATAAAGTTGCAATAGAATGTAATGGAATTTATTGGCATTGTGGAATTAATGGTAAGAATAGATTTAAAGTAAAATATGATTTATTATCTAAAACTGATATATAGATGTTAACATTTTGGGAAGATAATATTCATTATAATATAGATAAAATAGAAAACATTATATTAAGAAGTTGTCATCTTGAGCATAAAGTATTTTCAGATAATTGTAGTATTAAAGAATTAGATGAAAATATATGTAAAGATTTTATAAATACTTATCATATTAATAATTATATTGAGTCTGATATAAAATTAGGATTATTTAAGAATAATGAATTATTATGTTGTATGACATTTAATAATATATCTGATAATAATTATATATTAAATAGAATTTGTTATAAAAATAATCTATATGTAATTGGTTGTGAAAAAACATTATTAAATTATTTTAAATATAATTATACTTATAATTCTATTATTGTTAATTGTAATTTAGAAACTGATAATACAAAATTATATGAAACATTAAATTTTAAATTAGAATCAGATAAAATTAAATTTACATTAAATTATTATAATTATAAACGTAATGAATTTAGATTTAATAAAAGTATGTTAAAAGAATTTCTAAATTGTAATAAAGATGATATTAGAGACGATTATTTAAAATGTTATTCACCATATTTAATATATAAAAAGAGAGATTAAATTATTAATATTTAATCTCTCTTTTATTTTTAACCAATTCTGCATTCAACAGTTTGATCTACTTCTTTTTCCATACAGTATGAAGCGAAAAAGTCTGCTTGCATAATTAATACAGAAAGTGGAACTTTTGTATATGATGTTTGCATAGAAGGTTTTTGGTAATTACTCATCCATGCACCAATATCTGACATTCCCATATGCCACATGATAGCACATAATTCTTCACCAGAAAGTCTGATAAATGTTTGTGCAATAAAAATAGATTTTGGAGCATGACCGAGTGGAAGTTTTTCATCAATCTGATATGAATAATATTTGAACCATTGATTTGATTCATCTTTCTTAAACTTCTCAACAATCTTATAGTTATTTGCTTTACATAAATCATGAAGAAGTGCGGTTATGATAATAGATTCCATCGGAATAGACTCTACATTTTTTTCTGGTAGAGATAGCTTCTTATAAGTCTCATAGAAGTCTCGTGCTGCATAATAAACGTTAAGTGAATGTTGGCAGAGACCTCCAGGATAATTACAATGGTAAATTGTAGATGATGGAGCTTCAAAGAAATCAGATTTCTCTGATAACCAGTTAATTAAATCTTCAATACCTTCTCTTTTTGTACTTCTCAATAACTCTATAAACTCTTGTTTATTTCTTTCTTTTGTCATTTGATCCATAATATTCTTATGTTAAAATTAAACACTGTTTGTTTAGAGTTTATATAAAAAAATGAGACTTAAGTCTGACTTTAAGTCTCATTTTAAATTTATGTTAAATTATTATTTGTCTTGTTTATTCAAGTCAAGCCAAGTTAATTTTTCATTAATTTTAGCTTCTGCTGCTTCAGCACGAGCTTTTTCCTTTGCATAAAGTTCAACAAGAGCTTTAACAGTATCTTCTGTATATGCAGTAATTGTTTCTGCAACAGCAGTATCACCATTATGAATAGTAAATGTAACTTTACCACCTGTAACATTGAGATTAGTTGCAGCAGTAGTAACAATCTGACTTGCATCTTTTACTTCATCAACAGAAATAGCAACATCAGACTTAGCAGAAGAAACAGTAATTGCTTTGTCTTCTACTTTCTTTAATCTATTCTCGTGATCATTAAGAGCTGTTGCAATAACTTCTTCATCTGATACGATTTCAGCGGCAACATCAGCTGCAGTTGCAAGACCAGTTGATTTAGCATCAGCAGTACCAGCAGTCCATTCACCTGTATCTGTGTTCTTTGTAAGACCAACAGTATTCAATGCGGTTGTCTTAACTTCAACTGCATGATTATCAACAGCAACATATGATTCAGAACCTGTCTTAACAGAAAGTGTTGGAAGATCTGCACGTGTAACGGTAATCTTACCATCTTCTTCAGAAACTGCAGAAACATACTTTCCTTCTACTGCGGAATCTGCAACATCAAGTCCCTTAATTGCGTCATCAGCGGACTTAGCAGCACTCTTAATAGACTTAGCTAAACTTGCAATCTATGCATCTACCTTATCACCTTCAACAGCAACAGTTGCATCACCTTCTGCAATAGCAGTTGCATTAATATTAGCAGCAGCTAATTCAGTCTAATCAATAGTTAATGCACCTGTTTCATCTACATGAACACCAGAAACACATTTACCTGTTTCAGCAGTTACATTACTTACTGTATGTTTCTTTGCTTCAAGATCTTCAATTCTCTTGTAAATACCAGTACCTTCTTTACCTGCTGTTTTTTCTGTACCAATTGCAGATTTATTTGCAGCAACATCAGAAAGAAGTTTTGCACCTCCTTCACCTTCAGCAACGCCTTTAAACCAATCAATTACTTCAGATACTTTATTGATAGTTCCATCTTTATCAGATGTTATAAGTGTTTCAATATCAGTTACACGAGTATCTAATTTACCTTCTTCACCTTTAGCACGTGCTGCTTCATCTGCAATCTTACCAAATGCAGTTGCAGTACCAGCAGCATCATCAACAGTACCAAGAAGAGCTGCAGAAGCAATATCATCTTCTGTAACTGTTACCTCATTTTCAGCAGAAACAGCTACCTTTACATGTCCATCTGTCTTTGCATTAACTGTTGTATACTTTTTATTCTCAAGTGTTTCGATTCTACCTGATAATGCATCCTCAGCATTTGTAGCACGATCAACTTCAAATGCAACCTTACCAAATGCAGTTTCTTTTGTTTTATCATCATCCTTTGTTCCAAGAAGATCGGAAATTGCAGTTTCTTTAGTAGTTGCACGATCTGCTTCTTTTGCAATTGCACCGAATACTGTATCTGTATCTTTAGTATCTGTCTTTGTGCCTACTAAAGTCTTAAGTGTTTCAATCTTATCTGCAAGTTCTTTTAATTTACCATCAGCAGAAACAGGAATTTCTAATGTCTTTACTGTTTTATCTGTATCAACATAAGAAATTACAATCTGAGCTTCTTTTGTAACTGCACCATCATCTTCGACTATAGCAGCAGTTGTTGTAATATCAAGAATTTTAGAAGAAACAAGTTTACCACGAGAAACAATTGCACCAGTTGATTTAGCTTCATCATAACCGAAATAGATTACGCCATCATCTTCTGCACCAACTTTTGCAAGTACATTAGCAACTGTGCCAAAACCAAATTTTACTTCTTTACCTTTTGCTGTATCTGCATCAGCTGGAGCACCGAAAACAACAGGAACACCATTAATCTTTGACTTCTAAATAGTAATAGCCATATTATTAATAAAGTTTATATTTTATTTTATTTATCTAAAAAATGGGATAATTGAAATATTATCAGTTATCCCATTATATTATTAAAGTTAATTAAAAATTAATTAGAGTTCTTCCCATGTAAGAAGTGCAGAAAGATGTTCATCATTTGCCTGAAGTTTATCTAATGCACCATTTAATTTAGTATAATATGTATCATTTGCAACATCTACAGTAACAACGCTTTCAACACCATCCTTACTATTAGTAATCTTTAATGTATTGAATTCTGCATTACCAGCTTTAGGAGCTTCAAGAGATGCATCCTTTACATAAGATTTTTCAATTGCACTAACTGATGTGTCTAATCCATCAAGACGAGTAGCAATTGATGTATCTTCAGCCTCAAGTTTACCAAATGTTTCTGTAACCTTAAGTTTAGTATCAACAGCAGTTGAAACAGCATCAATATTCAAAGAAACAACACCATTCTGAACTGTGATGAACTTATCATCACCCTTGAATGTTGTAAAGATTTCTGTGAAATCAAGATAAACATCATCAAGTCTAGCAGCTTTTGTATTAGTTGGCTTAGTATTGATAACTAAGTGTAAATATGAATGACCATACTTAATACCAAATCCAAGACGTGCTTGTTCCCATGAACCATCCTGATTCTTAGACCAAGGAAGTTGATTTTCTGATGTTACTTCATCACCATATGCAACTGCAGGTGAATTTCCCCATTGATCTTCAAGTTGTACATCATACTTAATTTCTGCACCATCTTTAGCAACATACTTAAATGTACATACATGTGCCTTAGTTACCAAGAAATCTTTTGCAATGTTAATCTTATCACCAACAGCCTTTGTATTACCCTCAGCATCAGTCATCATTAACTGATATTCAGATGCATACTTAGTTTCATTAGTATCTGCATCTTTTTCCATAGAATCTGCAGCAACCTGCTTAATTGCATACTTTGCAATCTTAATCTTATTATCTACAACTTTAATAGTTGAACCTTCTGCATCATCTACATTAACTGCAACCTTATAAGTCTTATAACCTGTTGCATCAGCAGCAGTAGGAGTTACTGTAAGTGCACTATCAGCATCAGCTGAAACAACATCGCTCTTAAGAAGTGTCTCAATACCATTAACAGATGTATCTAAACGATTAATATCTTCTGTATGCTTTGCTTCTAAGGCATCAACAGATGCTTTTAAATCAGCTGAAGCTTTAGCAATCATTGATGCTACTGTATCTGTATCAATAACATCAAATTCAGTAGTCCATGTTTGTGTCTTGACTTTATTATCTTTTGGATCTTCTTGAGAACCAAACCATGTAACTGTTACCTTAGTTGCAACTTTTTCTGTTGTTGATTCTACATAATCACCAGTAGTTGGATCAAAATGTTTCTTTGCTACTTTATTTGTTGTAATGTCAAGAATCTTAGAAGATGCAAGTTGATTACCAACAAATACCATACCAGAATCACCAGCAGCATCATATACAAAACGAACCTTTGCATCTGATTCAGCAGCAGTAGCAATAGCAACTACTTTATCTTCTGCGAATGCACCTGAACCAAAGTGAATGTTTTTACCAGTTGTAATTGTAGCAACCTTATCTGTTAAAGATGTTGCTTCATTAGCACCATAAACCATATTTTTATTCATATTAAATTTAATAGATTTAATTTTATTATTTATTCTCTTTTTTATAATTAGTTATCTAACTCTTCCCATTTCAATTGGTTTTCTACGAAAGTTAATCTGTCATTAATAGATGAATCTGTATTCATGAAGTCATTAACATGTTCGTCATAACCTTTCATGTCTAATGATACAGTTTTAATTAAATCTTTATCAAGAGATGAAATAACATCTTTAATAACTGTACCATCTTTTAATGTAAGAACATCACCGATTAAATCGATTGACTTAATAGGTTCTGGCCAAACTTTTGCTTCAATTACATTATTATCTTTAACATAATTTAACTATTTCAAAACCATATCGGTTACTTCAATCTTAGATGAATCCTTTTGTTCTTCATCACCTTTAAATAAAGTAAATGTTTTTTTGAAACCGTTTGCATATGTTCCAGGATCTTCATGTATTGTATAATTATACTTACCATGATCAAGTTCATCTATTAATCCTAATAATGATGTATCTAATGTATCTACTCTTGTTGTTAATTCACCTACAGAAGTATCTATAACTGTAAGATGATTATTAATATCAACTATTGATGAATCGATAACATTTAATCTATCATATACATCACTGAATGACGTGTTAATTTTATCAAGAATACTTGTATCAAAAGATTCTAATAATTTTTTAATATCTTCAACAAGTTTCTATGAAGGTAAATTTGTTTTTACAGTTGCAAGTTTACCGGCAGAATTAACATATTTAATAGATAATGTTACAACACCATCAACTGAAACAAGAGATACATCTTTTACTTTTGAAGTAAGTTCAAGATCACCTAAAAAAATACCTGTTAAGAGCTCAGAATTCTTTGATTTACCGAAATACAAAGTATGTGGATCCTTATTCTTTGCATTTACAATATCAACATAACGACCTTCTATAAACTCAACTTCATCATGTGGTCTACATTTTCTATTAGGATCGAAAACATGTAATACATGCTGAGGTGGACGTATATCTTTATTCATTTAAATATAACATGTTATTTTTTATATTTATCAAAAAAGAACAATTAATATCTTATATAATTTCGCACTATATAAAAATATTTAATTGCTCTTTTTATTTTCATTATTCATTTCTATTTATATTATATTTATCTAAAAGATAATTTGCAAAATCTAATTTTTCCTATGAAAATGTATTATATCTGAAAAATAAATTTAAATTTAAACCTTTTTTACCTCCATTTAAATATGCAGTTGGCCATAATCTTACCATTTTATTTAAAACAAATTCTTCTATAGTTTTAAATCTATAATGATTTAAACATGCATTTTCCCATGTAGTATTATTTATAATTATATCATTTATACATAAACTTCCGTTTGTATTTACACATGTAATATGGCTATCTTTATTATATACAACACCATGTGGTGAGTCAAACTTTACATTTTCTAACTATGTTTTTATTATAATTTTTGTCTATGCACAATATTTGTCTTTATCTAATGGAATATATTGATTAAATTTAGTTATAGAATAATCTCCATGTGTTTCAATAATATTAGAATCTGTAAATTGTTTCCAACAAACTCTTATACAATTTGCACCTTTACTATTATACATATCATCTGATAAGAATTCCTTTATATTATTACACTCTAAATCTAAAAATTCATCTATATCAAAATATGCAATCCAATCATATTCGTCTTTATATGTATTATAACAATCTGTATATGATGGAATCTATGCTAATTCTTTTCCTCTCCAATCTTTTAATATTACAAATCCTGAATTTATATAATCGCCTATTACATTTTCAAAATGTTCTCCATCTATATCATTATTATCATATAAACATATATTATCAAATCCTATTGTTTTATAATATTCTACAAACTCTCGTATATAATTATTTTCCATTTTTCCTATACAGCATAATAATACCTTTCCTGTATATGGTTTAATCTGATTATATAAATTTAAATTCTTTAATTTTATAGGACAAACATCAACTAGTTTCTATAAATCAATTTCAAATGTTGAATTATAATTATCTTTTAATTTTAATAAATCGTCATACGTTGTTTCATCTGTTACTAAATATGAATCATATAATGGTTTATTAATAGATAAGAAAAAATCTTCATATTTTAAATTCTAACCTATATTATTTCCTAATGAAATCCATATATTAGGAATTCTATATGCTTCTGATATAATTAAACCATGTAAACTTTCAGATACAATAAATTCACATTCTACAATTTCTTTAATTATATCTTTCCAATCATTATATTTTGTAAAATTAATAATCTTAATATTTTCATTATCTTTAAATTTATTTAATATATCTGAATTAATATGAGAATGATGTGGAATAATTCCTAATTTATATTTTTTCATTACATAAGGATAATAGTAATATGGTATTAATAATGCAGGGTCTCCATATATTTCTGGACAATCTATATTTGATGCTAAACAGATCTCTCTTGTTTTTGGCCCTCTAACTGCATATACTTTATTCGGTTTTTTATATAATACCTAATGTCTTAACATTCCACTGCCCCATACTTCTGTAAAATCATTTATATACTTATCAATAAAAATACTACCAATCATTAAATAATTTGTTACAAATTCATTATCGTATTTCTTATGTTTCTTACCTGTTATTTCTGTCAAAAATGAAAAATTTATATCATCACCAAAATTATGTGCATATGGTTTATGAAATCTATTTAACCATACCCAACCATTTAAATATATTACATTATCATCATTAATATCATTAATATCATTCTATTGTTTATTTTCAAATACTTTAGAAAATAAATTTACAGATGATTTACCTTTTACTTGTTTAACGTCTTTATTATTAATAACTTTTTCTTCTTTATGTAATTCTTTAAATTCGTTACTATTAATAACTATATTTTTTGAATTTGTAATATTATTTTCAGTTTCTTTTAATATTTCTGTAATAGGTTTTACTTCTGCTTCAATAGTAGGAACCATAATACCAGAAACATACGCATATGTTTCCTTATTATTCTTTATATTATTAATGTTAATTTTTGTATTATTTCCTTTATTAATTATTTTATGTTTATCATAATTAACAAATGTCTTCTTATTTGGTTTAGTTATATTTCCTAATATATACTTATCAGGATTATATGTTCCCATATCCTAAATTTTATTTGTTACATTAGAAAAACCTTCCTAATTATAATAAACACCTGCTGACTATGCATAACTACAATTACTAAATACAGAATTTTTATCTAACTTTTGATAATTCTTTATTTTTGACATATTAGGTAATTTTTCTTTTAATATATTTATTAAAAAAGGATAGAATACTCATTCCTAAGTATTCTATCCTAATATTAAAATGATGAATAAAATTATTTACTTATTTACTGCAAGAATTGCAGATGAACTATTAATGATCAAATTTACATTACCCTTAAAATCATTAATATATTTCTTATTTGTATAACTCATTGCAGATCTGAAATAATCTACCATATTATCAGACCACTGCTTTACAGTTTCCTTTACATGAATATACTTTGTACATCCTTCAGACGTCTTTGACTTTGCATTCGGATTAATCAACTTCTGTGCCTTCTTAGTAGACATACCATAAGATTCCTTTACAATATCTTTCATATCCTTAATGAAAGCTTTCTTCTTCTGCTCAAGTTCATTATTATCAAATGGTACTAACTTTTCTGTATCATCATCAAGTCCATCCCAAAGATTAAGGATATTATTAATACCATCATTAATAATACCTGCTGTATATCCATACTTATAATGTGAATTATAACATTCAATATCAAGAGGTGCAGCAGATTCAAGTAATCCTGTAAACAAACTACCAATCATTACATAATCTGCACCAAGAGCAATAGCCTTAATAACATCTGCATATCCTCTAACACCACCATCAGCAATAATATAAGGTGTTGATTTAGCATAAGATTTACCTTCGTATACATTCTTTATATACTTACATTCATCAATTAATGATGCAATAGGATAATGAACAGAGGTCTGCGTAGCCGTAATACAATTTGATCCACTTCCTACAGACAATCTAATATAATCAACTTCAGCATGTTTGCAAATCCATCTATATGTTTCAGGATTTGCAATATTTCCTGTCATTACAATAAGTTTATAATTGTTATTTCTTGCAATTTCCTTTGCTTTATTAATTGTATCATATAGACATTCCATATGACCATTAGCCAAATCTACACATACTCTATATGTTCGATTATAACCCGGAAAGATCTGTCCAGGACTCATCATCTTATGTTCAACAAAAACATATTCAAATTCCTTAAGTGACAAAGCAACCCAATCACCATTATCAAGAAAATCTTTGATATAATTAATTCGTTTCTCAATACTTCCATCTGGATCTGCACCAATATTTCGTGGCAACATAGGCATAATCTTATTCTTCTTCCAAATATTAAAATTATGTTCATTTGCAATAGTAGACATTGGTGCAGTAAACAATGGAAGATAATCTCTCATATTTACATCCATATGCTCATATGGATCACATTCCTTTCTACTCTTAATTGAACTAATTACCGCAGGCTCAATAGTCAAATCATTATATGAATACTTTGTTTTCTCAATAATAGGCATAATATATCTTTTATTTTAATTCTATATTTTATATTAACTTAAATTTGTTTTGTCTTCTCGATAACAAGTGAAATAAAGTCATGTCTTTCCATAAAATCTTTATTTTGACATTCATGTTTTACTACAAGATATGCATCTATAATCTTTTCAATATTATCATAATTTTCAAGACTTTCCTTCTGTCCCTGTTCATATCCTTGTGTAAAAATATATTTTTCGTTATCTGTTAAATCATTAATGTTAATCATATATCTATTTAAATTTAATTTTACCAAAAAACAATAGGTCCATCCCATGAACATGCAAACAATTCATTCTTATTAGATGTTAGTGCATGCAAACGATATACAGCACCTACCATTCTACGACGACCACATGAACATGCAAAATGATTCTGACAAAAATCATAATGAATACGAATGAACTTAAAATCGTCATTAACATCAATATCAGTAATGCTCAAGGACTCAAGATTAATATAATGTGAATCTTCTGGATCATTGATACTCTTATTATTCATCTCAATCCACTCAAGATCATGCTTAATTGCTTCTGTAATATTAATTCGCAAAAATGTCTTATATTGATTCTGAACTGTACTATCATCTATATGATCAATCTCTTCAAAAAAATTCATATAAACATCTTTACCATTATTTTCATTACTCATTGTCGCAATATGGTCAATAAGCAATTCACTCTTATTTGTTGAATTCTTCGTACTTCCCAGATAGTCAACCCAATTAATGGACATACCACCAAGATTTGTAGGATAAAATACTTTACTCATGAAATATAATTTTTATAATTAAATATTAAATTTTTCTCTATATGTCTTATAATTATGAATAATATTAATATACTCTTCTTTAGTAAGACCTGTAAGTTTACTACCCTTAATATAATCAAGCATATTAATTTCTCCAGAATTTTGTAAGTCTCTGTATGCTTTAAACTTTTCCTCTGTAATATTAACTTCCATAATTATTTTTTATTTTATAATTTTATTTACCTTATCAATGAGGTTTCCAACTTTATTATATAATGTACCCATTTCATAAAATGCAATATAATTATTTTTACATTTATGATATGTAGGATTTACTACATTAATATCAATAAGAAGATTTTCATATTCATTCTTAATCGCATTAACCTTATTTGTATGAATATTAGTCAGTTTATTCATCAAAGGCGTAAGACGTGATGATGTAAAGTCAGTTAAACCATCATAATATACGAATGTACCTTGTTCATATTCATAATATGTAACGTATACAGTATCTTTCTTAATAGAAAGAACGTAATAATCATTACACATATCTTCTGTATATCCGATATGTAATTTATTATCTGATGTTGCATTAGCAAACATACATACAAAACTAAGCATCAATGTTATAAAAATCTTATTCATAATTTTTTATTGTTTTATTTGTTACATCTCAAAGATACACATTTATTTTTGAATAAAAAAATTAATATGAAATTATTTTATCTATCTGTGTACAATTTGCTGTCCATACTATACCTTCATATACAATTGCAAAATCAGCATTACTATTATATATATGTTGTCCCATTGAATTAAACAATGCAACAATTTCTGTTGTAACATATCCTTTATCACCACGAGAATCATTACATAAATGAATACGTATAATACTTCCAATACGTAAATCACGAATAGTAAAATTCTTCGTTTTAAATATTGGTGATTTTGTAGTTGGTAATGTATCTATTAAATCTTTAATTACATCTGATGATATAGTATTATTTGATGTTTGATTTTTAAATTTTATCATATTAAATAACTTCTGTTTAAACAATATATTATATTACAAAGATACACAATTATTATAAAATAAAAAAGTGTGATCAGAAATAAATTCTAATCACACTAAAATTAAATTATTATTAAACTTTAAACTACTTTTATTACTTTACAGTAACAATAGCAACACGACCAAAATCATCATCCATACCATGTCCAGTGGTATCTGTTACCTTAACGCCACGTGACTCAAGATACTTCTTAACTGCATTTGCACGCTCTACAGAAAGCTTTGTATTATACTTTGCAGAACTCTTTGGCTCAGAAGATGCATATGCATCAATTACAACTGTTGTACCCTCTGCAATATTATCAAGTATAGACTTGCACTTATCTGAAAGAACTGCACTATTAAACTTAAATGGTGCAACAAATACATTTGAACCAACACCTGCAACAGTATTAGTTGCAACAGGCTTCTCTACAATCTTCTCAATTACAACAGGCTCACGTGACTCAAGCTCATTAATCTTCTTGTTAAGAGCTGCAACCTCTGCTGCATCATAAAGATGCGCCTTAGCGAATGAACGCTTTCCATTTGAATTCTTGAAACGATAAACAACACCTGCTGTAATCTCAAAACTACCGTTCTTCTTTACAAGCTTACCATTGTCAAGATCATTCCAAACAACTGATGGATTTACAACAACACCCCATGCACGATCCTTACCAAGATTAAAATTAAACTCTGCACCTGCACGATAAGTCATCCAGTTATTGTGATTATCTCCATAACTTGCTGTCTGATGTCCCCATCCAAGACCTGTATAAACAACAGGCTCGAAGAACTTACGAGTACCATCAAACTTAAATGCATTAGCAAGATTAACCTTTGCAAGACCACTTACATTAACATAATCAAAAGCAGTATATGCATTATAACTACCATGACCTGTGCCAATAAGTGTACGACCTTCTACACCAAATCCCAACCAAGGGGTTACATACTTATCTGCACCAATCAAAACAATAGGTGCCATTGCAGTATGACCACTATAAAAATTATCAAATGATGTAAGAACACCACCCTGAAGTGTTACTGAAACATTATCAGTAAACTTACTAGAACCTGCATAGTCATTCTGTGTCTGTGCGTTAATTGAACCAATTGCAAATGTAAACATTGCAATAAGCATAAAAATAAACTTCTTCATACTTTAAAAAATTTAAAATTTGTTATTAACTAAAATATTAAAATTAAAAATTAATTACTTGATATTCATACAAGTAACATATATAATATTGAATATCATTTAAAAAGTTTAGTTTTTAAATAATTTTTTTCAAATATTTTTTATTTTATGGTTTAGGACAATATAAAACCATTTCACTTCTTAATTTATTAAGTAATGGTTTATATTCTTTTTTATATTGTTCCCATGAATATTTTTTATCTAATATTTCTTTTAAATAATGATTTGCTTCACTGTAATCATATATCTTTCCTGTTTTTCCTATTTGAATTCCAAACATGTATAATCGTATACAATGATATAATGATTTTTGTGATCTATATAAATCATAATCTTTTTCTACTGTTAATTTCTTATGGCATTTCGCATAAGAATTTCCAACTATTTTTGAAATAACCTGTCGCAATTTCCATTTATCAAGAATGAAATATTTCGCGTATAACGAGTTAAAAAGTTCAATACTTGAATACATATCAGATGACATAAATAAACTCTCTACGGCGATTATATGATGTTCGTAGAGCATCTTTTTGAATGTATTGTTATTGATAATCTGAAAATCATATTCAGTTATTCCATCAGTTACGAAAATTTCCTTAATTCCATTAACAGAATTTTCTAATTCAATATTATCATCAACGATAACAATTATATCTTTATCTGATTTATCTGTATTTGTACCATAAACAAATGATCCATACATAAATGATAAGATATAATGTTGTCTGATATATTCTGGTAAATAATTT